TTCTGTCACAATTTGTGGAAGTTCTACTGCTAAATAATCTTTAAATTTAGATGTATTAGACATGTTATTAATATACTCTTTTAACAAACTTTTTTGTTTTTCATCTAAATTTGTATATTTTTTATTAAAAGTCTCAACAAGAATCTTATATGTTAGTAATCGTAGGTCTTTGTCTTGCTGTTTGTAGGTTTCTATTAATTTTGTACTATCGGATAACTCAATTTTTTTGTTTAAAGGAGGTCTTGTAATAATATTCTCAATAAGCGTTACTTTAGAATTGAATATATCTTTAATATCGTAGTTTTCTGATTTTTTAGATTCAAATACTTTATATATTGATGCTAATACTTTATAGTTAGTTATAGGAGATGTTAAAAATTGCTCTAATTCAAATTTTGAATTAATTTCTTTAATAAGATTGTATTTTTCTTTAGATAGCTTTACACCATTTAATTTTGAGTGTGCTTGAGATACAGTTTCAACAAACATTTCAGCTTTTGCTTCTGAATTGTATTTTTCTTTTAATAGTAAATCATAAAGACGTAATTCTTTATTTAATTCAGTACCTGCGGCAAAGAATTCCTTTACTATATGTTTTGCGTTCTCAGTCTTATCTCCATTAAGAACTTCCAATGTTATTTGTCTTACTAATAATTCAAATAACACTCCAGTGTTCTTAACTTTGGAATGTTTTATTTTTTTCATTTAATTACCCTATAATTTAACCTATGTACATAAACTAACACATATAAATATAAACTTTTTAATGTTTATTAAAATTTACTGTCATCTAACAGATTATTTTCATCTAAAAGGTCAGTTTTTTCAGTTTTTTCACTTAAAATCTTCTTTTTTGCCGAAATTCCGTTTATATATTGTTGTGCTATTTTCTTATTTGACTCATTTGTACGAGTTTCTCTCTTTCTCTCTTTCTCATTTTCTTTGTTACCCAATGGGTCTCTACCATATGGATGCTTATCTTTACCATATGTATTTCCCTCTCTTGGTCTACCACCTTTATTATCAACAATCTCCTGTTTCATTTTTTCAATCTCCTCCTCTACATTTTGTTGTTGTGGTGGATTTGCTGGGTCTTGTCCTTGCTGTTCAATTGAATTATATCTGAAACGGTCTTTAAGGTCTAAAACTAATTTAGCTCTCTCTATATCCATCTCATCTTCACTTATACCAAATATATTATGATAAACCCAATCAGTAGATAACATGTTTAATGCTTTCATATCACTTGCTAATCTAACCTTCTCACTCCAAAGATTTACTTTCTCTTGCTCATATATTGTAGAAGCGTTTGTTAAAGTAAGTTGGAAGTTTGTCATTTCCGAATCATCAATACCTTGTCCAGCTAAGTGTACAATTGCAATCTTATATAATTCACTAACAATTGTTCTTTGAATTCTTTCAATAGTTCTAGCAAAACGAACATCTTGTGCTGCTAAAGTTGCTTTACCATTTACATCTTCTTCATATCCTAAAAATGCTTTAGGTATTTTAAGTGCTGCAAATAATTTAGCTTTTAAATAATCAATATCCTCTATTGCCGTATATTCCAATCCAGACAAGTTGTCAATTGAAGTACCACTATCCCCACCCCTAACAGGTAAGAAGAAATCTTCCGTAAGGTTTTGTATATTGTATTTTAAATTGTAATCACCTGTATTTTTATCAACAAATGGAGTTTTCTTCATTTTGTTAATAATCTTTTGCATATAGTTATCAACTTCATTAGGGTTGATGTTACCAATATCAATTTTGAATATTCTCTTTTCAGGAGCTCTCATAATACGATGAATTAACATCGCATCTTCCATTAATTGTAATTGTTTCCAAACTCTACGGCCATTTTCAATCATAGCCTTACCATATGGTAGAAAGTTTGTATCTGAAAGTAAACGGAAATGGGCCATCTCATAGTTCTCATATTCCTTTTTACCAAATCTATCTAATTCAACTTTAAACTTAACATAGTTTTGATTCATTGGGTCAGTACCTTCCAATCTTTCCGTATTATATACAGAGTATGGAGTTACATTAATAATACCCTTACCTTCTGTCATTTCTAATGCCAAAAAGAAATCTCCGTACTTTACTAAGTTTCTAGTCCAAGGCCAAAGGTTAAATTCTATGTTTATAATATCATAAAATAGGTTATGTAGTATTGCACTTACATTTTCGTTTGATGATTTTATTGCTAATATATCACCATATTCATTCTTTGTTGTAGATTCATCCGAGTATATATCTAATGCAGATGCTATAATTGGGTCATTATCCATAGCATCATAATCTCTAAATAATTCTCTACGAACCTGATGGTATGCCATTGATTGTGCACCCTGATTGGTTTCATAATATGACCTTTGTAATTTTGTATATCTATCTCTAAGATTAACAAAATTTGTATTCATTTGCTTTTCATCCGTATCAACAACTCTACGCTTACCGTCTTTATCAACGGTAACAATAGCATTTGTTGAGAATAATTTCTTTAGTCTACCAAAAAAACTTTTACTGTCATCTAATTCTTGTTCTGCCATAATTTATTTTATCAGTTTTCTATTTTGACATTATATAACATAAATATCGTAAAATATCAAAACACTACAACCATTGGGATAAATCTTCAAAATCATTCCCAACTCTCATTTTCCAAGGGTTATCATTCATTGTATCATTACCACCATAAATCCCTTGAGATGTGTTTGATGTAATACCACTTACCGCTTGTTTGGTTAAATCAATACCTTCTTGTCTTAAACGAAGTGCAGTATCTCTAACCCATAATCCAATTGATATAGCCATAACTAAGTCATCGTTATAACCCTTCATTGCTTCAGCCCTACCATTCATATAGATAAATGTAAATAACTCATCTATTAAACGAGCAGAACGAATTATAATTGATTTCTCTCTAAAATAATCCGTTAATTTAGATATGATTAAAGGTCTAGTCTTAGAAGTAGTTGAAAATCCAGCTACTAATCCCTTTTCTTCACTTCTATATCTGTTTGTCATTTGATGTTGTATATCAATGTATTTTAAATCCTTACTCATATAGAATAAGTTTTTGTATCCTCTATCAATTACTTGCTGAATTGTTGCCCAACCAATATTTGCGTTCTCTATTACAAGTAAAGCATCATTATATTCCGTTGATAGTGCTACTAAGAAGTTTCCAAAATCTTTAGTATCCACCTTACCTCTGTATTCTGCTACCTGTACTGAATTTACAATATCAATTACATGACAAGTAGAATAATCGGCACCATCACCTCTAGCCACATCGGCAACTACCATATATGATTTAGAATAATCTGCATGCTCCCATTTCCAGAGATTTCCATCAAACCCACCTTTCTCAATTGGTGGTATTACATATGTTTCTTTATAAAACATTAATAATTCAGGTTCAATTACAGTTTCACCAGAAGATATAAAATCACAATCACATTCTTGTGCTGCTTTCTTTGTACCCAATAGCTTCTCTTGCTCATCTCTCCATTTTTGGTCTCTTTCAGGATGAACTGTCCAATGTAATCTTATTGTATTAAATGGATTTGTACTTTCTTCCGCACCTAACCAAGTTTGATGAAACCAATTACCAACACCATTAGGAGTAGATAGTGCTATACAAGCTCCACCCGTTGATAAGGTTGATTGTGCCGATACCCATATCTCATCAATATCATCAATAAAAGCTGCTTCATCAAATATAAGAAGTGATAATGCTTCAGAACGTCCTGCATCAGGAGAACTAGCAATAGCCTTAATTTGAGAACCATTTTGTAAACGAAGGGAAAGTTTGTTATCTTCCATTGACCCACCTTTAAGCCAACTTGGAAGCAATTCATGCATCACTCTAACCTTAGTTACTAAGTTCTTTGCAACTTCTTGCTTTGTTGCGATTACCAACACATTAAAATCAGTATTGAATATCATTTTCCAAAGTGAAAACCCAGCACAAAGTGTTGAGATGCCAGTTTGACGTGATTTTAGAACTACATTAAATCTATTATCTTTAAATTGTGTTAAAGTCTTTTCTTGAAATGGAAATAGTTGAAATGGTATCTTACCTCTTACAGGATGTTGAATCATACAATACTTCTTCATAAAATGTATAGGGTCTACCGCACATTTTTTGTATTCTTCTGCAATAATATCTTTTAAGGATTTCTTTTGTGTTATTCCAATACTCATATTAATCTTTAAGAGGTCTTACTAAATCGTAATTTTTATCTTTTATTTTATTGTAGGCCTCATTTCTTAATTTAGTAACTTCTTCTATTTCTTTTTCAAAATTAATAATATCCGTCATTATTTCTGCTTTCAATTCATTAACATCTCTTTCCATACTCCAAGTTTCAATCTTACCATCTTCTTGAACTACTTCATAAGTTTGCTTTGCGTCATTATATGCTTGTTGGAATTGTGAAATTACATCCTTACCATGTGCAATCATATTAGAATAGATTTTATAATCTTCATATGCTTCCCACAATCCATCATATTTTATTTGAGCTTCTCGTAATGCAAGACAATGTAAACAATATCCAGTTTTAGATATTAATTTTTTGTCAACTCTACCTACTTTTATTGTTTTGCAGGTTTCAGATTTACAAGTATTTAACTTGTCTAGGTAAGCTCTAACCTCAGCCATAGTATCACCCAACTCCGATGTTTGAACTTTACCAGCGTCTAATTGCTCCCAAGACTTACCATCTTCATCAGTCCACTTATCACCAACTTCTCTTTTTATCTTTTTTTTATCTGCTCCAGAAAATGAAATAAATGATTCCTTTTCATATTCAGCACCATGCATTACCATATCAACCAACTTTCTACGAGTTGGATGCATAAACTTTTTATTGAATTCCTTTGCCATACTATATACGATATATTTGTATATATAAGTATATCAAAATCAAAAAAACGATTAAGAATCAAAAAATATGCCTAAAATCTGATTAAGCGGTGCGAATGCACCTGTTAGTTTATAAGTGTTTCCACCATATACGAATACCAATCCCTCATTTGGTACGATTTTATCAAATCCACCTAAAGCTTGCATCCTACTTAATTCTAATTTAAGTTTTGCAATCTTTTTAGGGTCACCACTTGCTTTTACTTGAGATATTGTACTTTGTAATTTTGCTTTCATTTGTTTAGTAGCTTCTGCAGGATTTGCAGTTAATACTGATGTCATAAATGATAATACATCAGCACCAACACCTAAGAATATCTCCTCAAATCTCATTAAGTTTTGTTTTGATATCTTTTGTTGGTCTTGTTTATCCGTTTGTTCTGCCCAAGCTCTTATCTTATCATCCTTTATATCTCCTATACGAAAACTCTTATCTAAAAAAGCCCATCTTTTAATTAAGCCTATCTTTTGTTGTGCATCCAATTTCTTTGCTCCCTTTTCTACAAAATTTGTCCACCATGCCTGATGATAATCTGCTACACCATCCGAGTCAGCTAATCCAAATTCAGATTGTAGTTTACTTATCATTCCTAAATATTTTCCTTGTAATTTAGAAAGATGTTCGGTTTTAGGAAGTGTTTGCATTGGAGGTCCCTGTATTGTGTATTTAGATTGAACATGTGCATTTACTTGCTTAATCATTCCACCTAATATTTTTGCGGCGTCTTGATTTTGTCCAATTATAGTACCAGTCACATCATAATCAAAAGTACCATGAAATACTAATAGGGGTTGATTGTAAGGGATTACGTTTACAGAGGTTGGATATATTACTTCCAAATTCATAAACGAACTACCATCCTTAAAAACCTTCTTACGTTGAGGTTCAGATAGGGCTCCAATTGCTTTGGATAAATCCTGCATAGCGAAGTTGTAAGCATCAGTTAATCCACCTCTACCAGCAAACTTATCTGCTACCTGTCCTATTGTCATAGCACCAACTCCTTTATCTTTTAAGTGAGATTTGTTACGGGCTGCAACCAATCTACCATTTACCCAACTAATTGCTAATGCTTGCCCATCGGTTTTTTCTCTTGCCAATTCCAAGTCACCATTAAGGGCTCTTACTACTATTTGTTTTAAATCACCAAATGTTAAACCCATTTCAATATCAAATGGATGTGCCATATGCCCATAAGCCCCACCTTCCATTATTAATGATTCTTTTATAAAATCATTAGGAGATTTTAAATCATGCTTTAATATACGATTGTATTTATCAGTTGTATCTTTATGATTATCTATTGGTAATTTTTGGTCTACTGCTTTTTTCTTTTCTCTTTCAGATGGCATTTCATCAAAGAAATCCCAACCTTCCAAATTATCTAAATAGTATTTTTGCTTATCATAATCATCCCAATCAGAGTTCCATATATACCCAGTCGTTGTATTACCATCATTGTAGAAGGCTCCATTACCACTTGCTTCATCAATTTCCTCATATCCACTCATTCCTTTGTTATTAAGTTTCTTACTATTCTTCTTAACATCTTTAGTATCAGGTGCTCCATTGATATATCCACCTGGCAAACTTAATCCAACACCAGCTCCACCGGGAAATCCCATCTCATCTAATATAGAATCAAAATCCTCAACTATTTCTTTAATATCTTCTTTTGAAATTATAGTATCTTTTTGATTATCAGGCAATTCCCAAAATCTTTTAGGTTTATCTATTGCTTTATTTGGTTCGGTTTCTTGCCAATCTTCAACAGTATGTGGGTCATCTGCTGGGTTCAATGTACTTTGTGTTACATTCTTAAGTTTATAATAAGCTTTCCTAAATTGAGTTTCGGTATCTTTTGATTTACCTCTACCTCTCATAGCATCTGCTTTTGGAGTATCCATTTGAGTATATCCACCTTGAGTGTACCAATTTTCAGGCTTAGCTGTGTTTAATATTCTAGGTTGTCCATCTGCTACAAATGATGTATCAGGCTCATCTCCAGCTGTAAATCCACTACTTCCAGCTGAACTTTCTTTTAGGGTTTCTTTTTTAGGAATTCTAAATGTTGCTACCTTCTTACCATTGATTGTTGGCATTCCCCAATCATCTGTACCTATTGTTTTTACTACTACTTTTTTATTTTTAAACCTGCCCATTAAAATAGTATCACCTATTTTAACATTTATTTTAATTTCCTCATTAATACATTCTTTTAAACTTTTTAATTTAAGAGTAATTAATTTGAATATTTGGTCATCAAATCTAGGATATGCTTTTGTAAAGTTTTTCTTTCTATCAGCAGCGCTTCCAGCACTTAACCAATAA